CCAAAACACTGGACGCCTCCATCAAGTTTAGATGCGCCTAATCCACCGGATGGGTACATTCATAGATGGTTACGTTATGAGATTGCAGGTTATCAAGACACTGCAAATATGTCGAAGAGACTTAGAGAGGGCTATGAACTAGTTCGATCTGAAGAAGTTGAAAACGGCAATCATAAGTATCCTATTTATGAAAAAAGTCACAAGTATGGTGGACACATCGGAGTTGGTGGCCTTGTACTGGCAAGGATACCTTTAGAGATCGCTAAGTCACGCGCAGAGTACTTTGATAGAGTTACTCAAGATCAAATGATCGCGGTTGATAACGATATGTTAAAGGAACAGAATCCGGGAATGCCTATGAATATTTCAAGGCAATCTCGAGTAACTTTTGGTGGTGGTTCAAAGAAATAATTTTTTTGGCATACCATCGTAAAAATTAACTAGGAGAAAAAAACATGGCTAATACAGCTGAAAAGTTTGGTCTTAGACCTTACCGATCAATAAATGGAGCTCCATGGAACAACGCTCAAAACAGGTACACTATTGCAAGTGGACTTTCTACTGCAATTTTTCAAGGTGATCCTGTTAAACCTTTGACTAATGGTAATATTACCCTTCAAGCGTCAAATACATCCTTCGCAAGTGTCGGAGTATTTAACGGAGTGTTCTACACGGACCCAACAACGCAAAAGCCTACATTTGCTAATTACTATCCTGGTTCAATTACTGCATCTGACATAACTGCATTTGTAGTAGATGATCCAGACACAGTTTTTTTAGTAGATGCTGACGCTGCGTTTACAAGAGCAGACTTGTTTAGAAATTACTCGCTTACAAACGTAACAGGTAATACAGTAACAGGTATCTCTAAAAAACAATTAGATGTATCTGTATCAGGAACCGCAACAACATTTGCTGTACAAGCAATCGATATTGCACAAGATCCAGATAATCAAGATACAGCTAACTCTAACGCTAATGTTATGGTTAGAATAAACAACCACTTCTATAAGAGTGGTACAACTGGTCTATAAAGGAGTACTTATATGGCTATCTCAAGGCAACAGTTAACAAAAGAGCTAGAGCCAGGATTGAACGCTTTGTTCGGACTTGAGTACTCTAGATATGAAAATGAGCATGCTGAAATTTTCCCAACAGAAACTTCTGATCGAGCTTTCGAAGAAGAAGTAATGTTGTCAGGTTTCGCAGGTGCACCGGTTAAACAAGAAGGCGCTGCAGTCGTATTTGACCAAGCGAACGAAGTTTATACTTCAAGGTACACACATGAAACTATAGCACTTGCTTTTGCAATTACAGAAGAAGCAATTGAAGACAACCTGTATGACAGGTTAGCTGCTCGTTACACAAGAGCTTTAGCAAGATCAATGGCTAACACGAAACAAGTGAAAGCTGCATCTGTTCTTAATAATGCTCAAAAATCATCAGGATTTAATGGAGGAGACGGAGTTCCACTTATTAGTGCCTCTCACCCATTAGCTAACGGTGGAACGTTTTCTAACAGACTTACCACTGCATCTGACCTTAATGAAACATCTCTTGAACAATCATTGATCGATATTCAAGGATTTGTTGATGAAAGAGGTTTAAGAATTGCTGTGCAAGGAATCAAAATGATAATTCCAAAAGAATTACAATTCACTGCAGAGAGAATTTTAAAATCTCCATTAAGAGTTGGTACTGCTGATAACGATATCAACGCTATTGGAAACATGGGAATGTTACCTCAAGGATATAGAGTGAATCACTTCTTAACAGATCCAGATTCATATTTTATCTTGACTGATGTTCCTAATGGTTTCAAACACTTTGAAAGAGCAGCTCTTAGAACTGCTTTAGAAGGTGATTTTGATACTGGAAACGTAAGATTTAAAGCTAGAGAAAGATACAGCTTCGGCTTTTCTGACCCTAGATGCGTCTTTGGAAACGGTAACTTACCTACTTCATAATTAGTTAGGTTTGACAATCAAAGAAGGGGCTAGTGTTTACACTGGCCCCTTTTTCATTTATAATCATTACACTATACAAAAAATTCTAATTTAGACGCGTATGGTCGACTACCTAGAGACTAAATTAGATATAACTAGGAAAAAAAAATGGGAAAAACTACTTTTAGTGGTCCAGTTAGATCTGGATATCAAGGCGGAAGTCAGGGAAGCAACGTCTTAACACCTACAAACATAAATACCGGAACAGTTATTTCAATTGAAGATGGTACAGGTGCTTATGGTTTTTATTCAAGAATACAACCAACAACTGGATTTGGAAGTTCAGATTATTTAACACCTGGAGAAGCTTACAGTGTATTTGGAAGAACTCAAACTGGTTCGCCTTTTGCGACGACACCAGATACTACATTTAATCATGTAGCTGGTCTTGCTGGAAATTTTGCAGTTATTGGAACTTATAACAATAATGGACTAATGGCTGGTGTACTTGGAATAATTAATACAAACACACTTTCAGGCGATGCTGCAGTTATGGCATTTATGCAAGGTGATTCTGGAACAACAACTGCAAGAGCTGCTTTTGGAGTTGCAATGGCACAATCTACAGCTGCTTCAGGATTTGAGTATGGTATTGATTTAAAAATTCAAGATCCAGTGGCAGATGCTGGCGGACCTTCAAGTGTTCAACCTTACAAAAAAGCAAACATTAGAATGGAAAACGATGTTGTATTTATGAATGCAGCAGGAGTTCCAGTTAATGGAACAACAGGAGCTAATTTTGCTGGTAGAGGTTCATTGTATGTAAACATATCTACAGGAATTTTGTATATTAATACAAATACTCTTGCATCACCAACTTGGGTAGTGGTAGGAAGTCAATCATAAAATGATAACACATAAAGATCCAGAAATTCAATTTTTAATTACTCAACTAGAGCAACAAAGAGATCAAGCTTTAGGACAGAGTTCTGCACTTTTTAAAAAAGTTGTAGAAGCAAATAAAAAAATTGAAGAGTTAGAAACAAAACTAAAACAAGAAAATAAAGATACTATTATAAGTATGGATAAATATAAAGGAGAAAAATAATGTCACAAACTACATTTCAAGGGCCAGTAAAATCAGGTCCAATTTTAAATACAACTGGAACAACTTTAGGAGAAGATGTTAAAAACGTTGGTAATGTTGTTTTAAGCCAATCTTCAACAGTTGTGCTTACACATACAACAACAACAGCAACTGCTTTAGGTATTGTAATTCCAGCAAGCAGCCAAATAATTAGCATTACATTAGTAATGGAACAATTATTTGCAAATTCAAGCACAACTACTATTGCTATCGGAAATGCAAGTGGTAGTGCAACAAATATTGCACCAGCAACAAACGTTTCAGCAACTGCTCAAACTGTTGTTATGTCACAAGCTGCAGTTGACGCTTGGGTAAACACTGGTACAAGTGATGTAGAACTTTATGGTATTACAGTTGCAAATTCTGCTACTGCTGGTAAAGCAAGAGTTGTTGTTACTTACGTTCAAGGAAACGGTATAGTAGCTCAATAAGTAACTAGAAACTTTTAAAAGTTTAAAGGAGAAAAAATGGGTTATAAAAGTGATATACAAGCTACGCGATCAACAGCCTCTGCTGGGGCTACTGCAATTGTAGCACCGGCTGTAAGATTAAGAGGTATTTCTGTTGCATCTGATGGTGGAGGTGCAGGAGTTTTAGAACTTACAACTACATCAAATTCAGGAACAACTTTATTAATTGTAGATGTGCCAAACAATGATGTTTACACTCTAAATTTACCTGAAGATGGCATTCCATTTCCTAGTGGTATTTTTTGTAAAACTAAAACTAATGTTGCTGCGTATACATTATTTACAGATAAGTTTAATGCACCTGGAATAGGTGAGTAATGCAAGATTATGTAGCTGAACTTTTAGGATTTAAAAAAGGAGGTATGCCTCCTAAAAATAAAAAATATTTTAGGTCTACTGAAGCTGGCGCAGGTATGACACAAGAAGGTGTTGCAGCTTACAGAAGAATGAATCCAGGTTCTAAATTATCTACAGCAGTGACCGAGGATAATCCTGGTCCTAAAAGATCAGCGCGTAGAAAATCATATTGTGCAAGATCTGCTGGACAAATGAAAATGCATAATGTAGACTGTTCAAAAACACCAAAGAAGAGAATTTGTGCTGCGAGGAGAAGATGGAAATGTTAAATGGCATATTTAAACGCTAACATTCCACCAATTTATTGTAATATAAGGAGGGAATATTTATATGACCTTACAAAACATAAAGGAGAAGCTGAAGAGTGCGTGGTCATTGGTCTTGCGAGCATTCCAGGCAGGGCGCCATTGTTTCATTGTTTACTTACAAATGGTGCGA